GCCCAGTTGTAGTTAAACAGCTCGGGGTCAAACGGAAAGCCAAGATAAGTAGCCATAATGTTTTACCTCCATAATCACTTCAAAATTGTTTTCCAGTCAGGATTGTTCTTGATAAACTCCATCTGGGATTTGGTGTCGAGTTTCAGAAAATCCGCCTTGGTCATTGCGCCGCCGGGGTTTCCATCCGCGCCTCTGGGCGTTCTTTTCAGCTTGTCCGCAATGACTTTTTGGGCGTATTTTTCCAAAAACGTCTGGTTGTTGGCAAAAACCGTAGCCATATCGCCGGATTCCATAGCTGCCGCAGTAGCGTCCGCAAGGACTTCATCATAACCCTGAGCAACCAGCTTTGCTTTGTAACCGGCAACGGTTTTTTCCTTTCGCAGACCGGCCAGTTCCTTTTCCATGTTCTCCCACTTTTCGGCCTGCTCCTGTTGCTTCCTCTGCTCATCAGTCAGAAGCGCGTTGTGCTTACGCTTCCATTCCGCAGCCTCGGAATTGGCCTTGGACAGCGCGTTTTTCTGCCTTTCCAGTTCTGCGGTGTTGTCCTCGTACTCAAAGCCCTCCAAAGCGGCAAGCTTCTGTTCCGGGGTCATGTCCGCATAACCTTCAATGAGATTTGTGTCGATTTTTGCCATAATTATTCCTCCTGCGTTTGGTGAGGCGGTTCCCTCCGCCGTGATCTCTGTTTTTACGGGTTGTCTCCCGTTTGCGTTTTTGATAGAGCAGCTTCCCTGCTGCTGTTATGGAGGGCTGTACAGGCTTCGATCCTGTGGCCTGCGGATTAACAGTCCGCTGCTCTACCAACTGAGCTAACAACCCGTGTAACCCCGACTTACGGTGCCGGGGAACCGCTTTGCCCGTTTCCGGGTTTCGTCGCCGGTGGGAGGCCATCGGCGATATATGTGGCGCGAGGCCGATTTGAACGGCCTTCTGTGGGGGGGAGAGGTGAACCCCATTCGCTGTCTGCCGCGCCAAATTTTAGCCTTCTATTCTTCATGTACTCGGCTTTTGGCCGAGGAAATATTTTTGTGGGACGGGGTAAGCTACTTTGAGCTATCGTGCGCTTATGTACACTTATCACACAATGCTGTTCCTTCTCCTTTGCTTTGGCTGCCTTGCGCATACGGCAGTTATCGGCGTGCTTGAATTGTCCAGCCCCCCGCTGGTTGCGGCAGAAAGAATCGAACTTCCATTACATGGGTCAAAACCATGTGCCTTACCTTTTGGCTATGCCGCAGTGTAAAAAAGAAGGGCTTCCAATACCATTTCTGGTATCAGAAGCCCTTCGGCTGTTCGCTGCTCCCTAGAGCAGTCACAAATTATACCATTTGGTGTGGCTCTTCCGCGAAAGGTGCGGCGCTCTTTGCCAAACAGTCAGTTAACCTTCTTGCGCCGAATCTCAATGACCACGATCTGGCCTTGTTCGACTTTGATTTCCGCCTGATTCCGGCGGCGGATGATTTCCTCAATCGCCCGAATTTCCTTCGCCGTCACTCTGACCGCCGGTCTGGTTTCCGCTTCCATCGCCGTTCCCTCCGTTATGTGCGGCAAGCTTCGCCGCTTTTTTCTCCTGCTCGGCCATGTAATCCATGCTCATTCGGTAGGCCAACTGCGGGTCGGAAAATAACCCGCAATGTGTAAATGCCAATTCAGGGGCGATTTTCTCGCAAGCAAGCATCTGGGTTAGAACCGTTGATTTCTGCGCGATATTCTCATAATTCCGCCGCGTGAACCGGATTTCCAGTGCCGAGAGTTTCAGGCTCAGATGCCCCATGTCCCGGCAGATACGCAGCACCAGCTTCAAAAATTCCTTTTCGGACTTCTTGAAAACCAGCTCCGTGTCCTTGGCTCTGGCTTCCGCTGCCGACCAACCGTCCCGCATGATGACCGCCGACCCGGTGTCAGAGGTAGAAGTCCCTCCGTTCCGGTTGGGCATTCCACAGATGGTCAGCACCGTTTCATACATGCTGTCCACAAGTGTCTGCGTCTGGGTCTGGTTCATTTCAGAGGTCAGATATTGAATCTCCGCTTTCAGCGTGGCGTCAATATCCCTGAACTTGATTGCGCCCTCGTCCCGCAGTTTCTTGTAGTCCTCACTGCTGATGTCAACATTATGGAACAGCATCAGTGCTTGAACGAACTGCTCTACGCCGTCAATTCGGTTGCTCTCCGTCATGTTGATTGCGTCAAGCAACGGAATCACGATTTCAAATGCCCCTAAACGAGCCATGTTCGCCGGGTACTCCACAATCGGGATTCCCAAAATCTGATCTTCTGCGCGAATAACAGCCCATGTGTTCCAGACCTCGAAATACCTGGTTTCTGTCCAGCAGGAGAAAACGAGCGTTCCGTCCTCTTTTAGAACATACCGTACACCCATCATGGGCTTATGCCCAAGGCCAATAGAGTACACCACAAATGTGTATCTAGGGTCAAGAGTGAATATCTCAAAAGGAGCCTCGTCTTCCTCAACATCCGCCAGAACGTCCGGCAAAGCCATTCGATAAGAGGTACCGCAAGTGAAGAACCAATCGGCAAGTTCCTTATCCTTTTCCGGCTTGTCTTCGGACAGCATATAGTCATTCAGTTTCAGCACTTCGGAGGAAATGTCCTCGTCCCCACCACGGCTTACGTACTGGATTGGTTCGCCGACCTGATAGGCCGATTTGAAAGATACGATCTCATTTGCTCGGTTCTCCACAACCATGTTGTTGATTTCCGGGCGGACTTCCTTCACACGGCTCAGAATTGGCTGTTTTCCCTTGTAATACCAGTACAAGTAATCAATCTCTGCCTGATTTTGCAGGTGCGTAAACAGTGCCTTTTGCAGCACGTCGATGATATTCCCCTCGTTTATATCCGTAACCTCGGTGTAAATCACCCGACGCCCGAATAACCGTCTGCTCTCCGTATTACGCACCCCCTTTTCCGGAAATCTATTTTCTCGTTTACCATTATACCACAGTGGCGGATGGTTGTCTACTTAATTCTCGTTCGTAAACCATCGGAGAATAAAAACACAAAGCGCATCGGGTGAAGTTACCTACACCCAACGCGCTCACATCCAATATTTACTTGTTATTTGCCGCTAATCGTGTCTGCGATCCCTTTAATCTGGCTGCAAACAGCAGCCAGAACGTTGCAGTACATCCCAACCCGCGCCTTACCAAGGGCAAGTTCCCCGGTTTCGGGGTCAGCCTCCATGTCAAGCATATCCAACAGCATTTCCGTTGTTGCAAGAGCCATGTGAGCATTCATCCAGATTTCGTTCATTTTTGCGGTTGTCATACAGTCTTGCCCTCCCCCAGAAACTTATTCAGGAAGAACGTCTGTCCTTTGCCGGTAACTTTCGGTGTCTTGCTCACAGAGGTATGTCCGTCACTGTGATTGATGACCGTTTCCTTGATACGGAAGAGCCCCTGCTCCATGCTGGCCTGCGTAGGCATGTTGTAATCCGTGCCGTTGCGCTTGATTAAGTACCCATTGTCCCGCATCCACCGGAACAGCCGTCTTTCGCCCATGTCCACACCATTCTGCCGCATGATCTTTGCCAACTCACCCACAAGAACCGTGCTACTGGAAGCGGCCACGCTGTCAGCGAACAGAACTTTGGGCGCATCTGCCGAAACCTTCGCTTCCAATGCCTTGCGCTTGTCCGTTTCAGCCTTTAAGGCAGTAGCTACCTTGAGCAGATAATCCGGATTCAGAATCGCCGCCTCCAGCGTTTCCGGGGTCATGTAGGCTCCGTGCTTGCGGACGGAGGGAAGAACCTCACTTGTGACCCAACGCTTAAACTTCTTGGCAGAGGGGAGTTTGCTGGAAAGCACAAGGGAATAAAGGCCGCTTTCGTTGATGACGGTTGCTTTTGACTTGTAGTTAGAACCAGTACCCTGAACCAGGGTGGTGGTTTTATCTTCATCATCCACATGGGCGGAAAGCGCATTCTCCGGTTTCGCATATCCAAGGGCCTGTGCAACATCCTTTCCGGACAGCCAATATTCGCCATCAATCTCAACTCTGCGAATAGAGCCAAATTCCTCGTTGCTAAATACCTTGATTTCGTTGTTCATAAATTTTCCTCCTTGATTTCAGCCCGGAGGAATGATAGAATGGATTTACCATCCTTCGGGTTGGTGTTTCGATAACCGTAACCTGTTCACTTCCTACGGCGGCAGGTTGCGGTTATTCTTTTTTGTCCAGTTCTTTCTTTACAAGCAAAATACCTTTGTTTACCACATCTGTTCTTGAAATTTCAAGTTTTTCTGCACAAAAATCAAGAATTTCAAGTTCCTCTTTGCTCATTCTAAGCTGTAAACTTTTATCTCGCTTGCTATTACCTTTGACTGGCCTTCCGGTTCGTGGCGACATATCATCACCTCTCTTTTGCCATGGCATTATTATATATTATGCAATGGCAAAAGTCAAGCATTATTTTAGAACGGTCTCGCAAACACTTCAACTTTCGTTCCAACCAAGCCCCGGAGTTCGTTTTCAAGTAGGCTGAGCGAATCTGCCCCGTCATCATGAGCCACTTTCCCGGAACGGGTATATGTTGTGACCTGTCGCATGAACTCTGCATACTGGCTGTTCCTTGCATATGTGGACGGATGCTTGAAATAGAAATGTTTCAGGATATTGTCTGACGCGAACTCAATTCGGGTCTGTTTGTTACTGATCGTTCGTTTTGTCCGAATGCTACACATATATTCTCTGCTTTTGAGAATATCCTGCACGTCCCTTGCAAAGTAACTGCCAGCATTGTTGCTTTCAAACATGGCAGATACGACCTTGTTGTTAATCAAAGCCTTTGCGACTTCTGGTTTTGTGACTTCTGGGGTAGAATCATCAAAAACAACGTCGATAATGTACACTTCCTGCCCATAGACCGCCGCAATCGGCATGGCGCAGTAGTCTGCTCCCTTGTCTGCTGTATCACAGGCGGCAATGATGGTATCCGGCTCCTTGTCAACGGGGAGTTCAAAAAACCGGTTCAAATTGCCTTCTGGGAAAAGAAGCCCCTTTGCTTCAAATGGCTGCTGCTGAAACTCGGATTCAAATTGTTCCGCTGACAGCATATCCCGCTGATCTCGGAAATACTGTGTTGTGAACACTTTTTTCCCGTCTCGGATATACTCAAAATTGCTTTCGTCCGTGACAAGGTCAAGGGCAGGGGTTTCAATGATCTTACAGCGTTTGTTCTGTTTCTTCATTTCCTCTTGTAACCGTCCAATTGGGTCATACAGGGAATACCGTGTGCCGCAGATAACAATGGGCGTTCCTTCGATGGCACGGCCGATAATGTCGCCAGAAATTACCTCCCACTTCTCGTCAAGACGCTGCCGGTTCTTTGCCTCTTCCCGCCCTTCGACACAGTCATCAAGGTATAACAGGTTTGTAGCTTCGGATAAGCCGACCTGTCGTGCGTCAATGGAGCGACACATGATTGTTGGAAATCTGGATTTGTTCATGAGATTCAACGTCTTCGTATCTGCATTCGTCTGAACCAGCTTGCTTTCCGGAAAAACGTCGTAGAACAGGTATTCGCTCGGTGTTTGAAGATATTCCAGACAGCCCTTGTAGAAAGAATTGACCAAATCGTCACCGGTTCCTTCCATAAGTGTCGCCTTTTCAGGGAATTTCCCGGAAAGCATATTTGTGAAATTGATTCCCAACTGGGATTTCCCAGCGCGCTTAGGCATGGAAATCGATAAAAAGTCCAATTCCCCGTCTAAAATCTTCTGGTATGCGTCCACATATCGTTTTAAGTAGTGCTTTCTCGGCTGATAAAACCGTTTTTCTAGCTTCCTGTCCAATTCAATATAGGTCAGATAACTGTCAAAGTCATATGGAGCCTCAAACAATAGCCCCCGCCGCCAAAGGCTGTAGAATCCCTCCACCTGAGACATGGGCACTTTATCCATCATTCGGTCGCACATATCCTTCAATTTTTTATTCGCCCGATGAGCCGCCGCGAAATCAGTCTCAGCCCATGCCTGACACAGAGAAAACAGGTCTTCATATGCCCCGATATCACCCGGTCTGTTCTCGATAGCCGCCAGAATGGAGGTTGACAATTTCTCATAATCCATACTCTCACCTCACAGAGCGTCAGCTTGTTCGAATGCTTTCAGCAGTTTGGGAAACTGGATTGCGAAGAAATCCACCATTTCCTCGTTCTGCGCCCAGCCGGAATTTTCAGCAAGGCCGCTTTCAAATAGAAATGCGTGAATGATCTCATGCCGCTTCACCTTGTTTGTCTGAACCAGAAGGTTTTGCTTGCTATTTGGTTCTCCCTTGCTGTCTTCGTAATTTTCGACCAGCATCTCTTTCGTAGTTTCATCACAGAAACCGTCACAATCCTTAAGTCTTGGCTCTTTGCTTCCCCGAATTACTGTAAGCGTATATTCTGCTCCCAAAACGTCGATTTTCATAAATTCCCTCCTGATACAAAAATAAGGGCCGCCCGTGCGTATCTCAGCACAAGCAGCCCTTCGGCTATGGCTCCCACCTATGGGAACATTTATTCACTTATGGGTTTGCCCCCTATACATGCTTCATAAGCTCTATCAGCACGAATATGGGGAACAGCAGGATTAAGAGAAACTCCATTTACTTTTTCACATCCTTGCATACTCCTGAATACCCGCAGTCAGAGCAAGTGATGACCGTCTGATATGTCTGCGGAACTAAACCGTTTACGATTGCACCGATAACCAGCCCAAGTAAAGCTCCAACAGCCAAGCCGATAACCCCTAAAAACATCAACCCAAACCCGCCGAATGTCATCACAAGTGGCACTGTCAGCTTTGGCTTATACTCTTTCGGTGTTGCCGTGACATTCGTGGAATTGCACTTAGGGCATCTGCACGTAGCGCATTCTGTTTCTTCCTCCACTTTTTCGCCACACTGCCCGCAGTATTTTGCGTCATCTGGTAATGCACTTCCGCATTTCTTACAGAGTTTCCCCACTTTGTCAATGCCTCCTTCCTTTACGGCCTCTTGCGCCTTTCCCGTCGTAGCCCTTCAAGATTTCTGCAATGACGAATACCGGAAACAGAATGATTAAAACTGTCCACATATATTAGCCCTCCTCATTTCAGCTCGCAGTCATACAGCGTAACCAAAATGGCAATATTTTCTTTTGGTAATTCAACTCCGGGTTCATCAGCCATATCGGTGAGGCTCAAGAACTTCCCTGTAACCTTAGCCACGTCTAGAGGTTTGTACCTCTCTGCTTCGGCGATAAATTCGTCTTTCATTTGGCAGTGATATACAACTGTACGGTCTCCGTTCCGCAGAACCTGAACAATAAGTGTATTTCCGTTCTCCAAGGTTGACGCAGCAGTTTGACCAACAATAGAAACCTCGTCACCTTGTTTCAACGCATAAACATCAACATCTGTGGCAACTGTCGGCGCGTCGCCTTTCCCTCCACACGACGTTAATGTCACGAGAAATACGATAATGACGCTAATGCACAATAGTTTTTTCATGATTATTCCTCCTTTTGGTCAATCACAATCTGATCTGCTCTTCTGGCACCGGGCTTGCGCTCCTGAATGACTACCTCATAGCCTAGAACGTCTAGCATTTCCACTGCCTTGTCGAAGGACATGTTGGGGTTTGTCAGTCTAGCGCTTATGTCATTCCCCCGTTGTTTTCCAATCGCTTTTGCCATAGTGAGCAGAGACACGCTTTTCTCCTTCATTACCTGACGAATCGCTTTGCTTATCTGCATCGGGAACACCTCCTGTGTGCCTTTAATATACACTAGATATATTTGATTGTCAATAGGATTGCCAAAATAAAATTGGTGATGTGGCGACCGGAGGGAGCTTTTATATAGTTGGTTCTTGCCTTTTTGCTTTTTGGCGAATTTTTGAAATGTCGATTTTGGGCAGCATAAAAAATAAGAGAACCCACCGCAAAGGATGGCTCTCATTAAGTTGACATTATTCGGCAATCCGTGTATAATAAATTCCGTGGAATCCACCGTCCACGTCGAGTTTCCTGGCTTGCCATAGCCTACCTCCTTTGTAGACGGTGTACGGTTAAAAAGACGGTTGCCTGTCATCCCGCGAGTGCGGAATGGAGGCGTGTGTATAGCCCTCGCGGGAAATTTATTTCTCATGGAGGTGACCATACATAACTCTTCAAGATGTTTTCTGGATTGTGTCTATCTGCTGGATTCTCGTCCAAGCGTGGGACAAGTTCCATAACAGAAAGAAGTGAGCCGTCTGTTCACAGCAGAACGGCTCACGGTTGTTTGAGCGCTAAGCTCTCGACCTACTAACTTGTATGCTCGTGGCAACCGTCTGGGTTCCCACCGCAGGGGACATCTGTTACCAGCAGGTGTTCCCTGTGTTATTATTATAGACCTTTACAGAAGCGTTGTCAAATAATTTTTTAATAACTTTTTTAGATTTTTCCCACATTCCCAATCTTTCAAGACTTCCGTTTGGAGGTCTTTTTTTCTTTTTCGGGATTTTTCGAGAAGGAGAGGGGGCTTTTTATTTTTGCGAGTACTTGTGGGCAGCGGCATTCCTTATTTTTTTGTGCGTGACATTTTTGGCTTTGTGATAGCTTCCTGATATGACATTCCGCACTTTTTTACCCTGTAATATACCGCTGGCTCTGTGATTCCGTATATTTTACACCACTCAGACAGCCTTTTCGTCTCTCTGCCTATTTCAATTCCGAGAACACCGTCTTTTTTCAAGGCAATTTCTGGTGGAACTCCATTTCGTATTCTTTTCAGAACAGTTTCCTTTTTAATCCCATTTTCTGCGCATTTTATTCTGAAATCCTTGTCAACTTTGCACTTTACGGCCTCTGCTACAGCCTCTTCAAAAGAACATCCAGCGTGTATCCGTCCGCTCATGACAGAATAATTCAGCCCAGTTCTTTTGCAAAAATCAGGAAGGGTTTCACCGTCATACAGCTTTACATTCCGCTTGTTCTTATTCTGATCGCCTCTGGGTATCCAGCGACAATTTTCGGGAGAATATCCCTTGTTGTTGTCAATTCTGTCTATTGTAAGCCCTTTTTCATACCCATTCTGGTTAGCCCATTCAACAAATGCCATAAAATCGTGTTCCCATTCATCGCACATTTTAATTCCTCTTGCACCATAATTGGGATAGTTTTTATCACTCTCATGGTTGCATCGCCTTTTTATCCCCCTCCACCTGCTATATAATTCGTGGTCTTCGTGTCTAGGCTTTTTTTGTTTTTCAACGATTTTTACGGGAGCACTTTTCACGCGCTGGCATTTGCAAATTCCTTTGTTCTTGCCTTTTACATAATCTTTCCCGTTGTGCGTCTGCTTTTCAAGGCCGCAGTGGACACAGCGCAGTGTCCACACCTGCCTGTGGTTGTCCCAATCGTAATCAACTTTTTCAACCCTAAAACAGCCATAAATCGTTCCAACCCTTGCCTGATAGAACATTTCTTGCTCTGCTTGTAAATATTTCATCCAAATCACCTCACATATATTATAGCGCCTTTTTTGTTTTTTGCAATATTTTTTAAGTGTAGTGGGATGATAATGGGCTACGTCGGTACTAGGTAGGCTAACCACCCAGCAATCCTCCCGGCCATATCCCCCGCCCCCGGTGCTTTCGTGGGCTGCAATCCCTGCGGCCAGCTGGCGCAAAATGCCGGAAATCCCGTGGAACATGAAACGTTCGTGTGTCCGCGTGTGGCGTACAGAATTACTAGTTTTCTGCACCGTTGCAAATATGAACGCAACAAAATAAATATTTGGTTGCGTTAAAGCCTATAAATACACATATCAAAATACGATATTTATTGAAAATGTTCTGTTTTCTCCGCGTTTTGCGGTATTTTTATGTCCTTGTATCATGGACTATGCGTATGTTCTTATACTATAGACATTTCTTTCATTATGTGCGCGTATAAAACACTGCAAAATTCAAACTATATCGCCATAACTACACTAAAAATAATTTTTGGTTTCCTATTGACAACTTGAAATAATTAGTGTATAATACTCACGTAAACAAAAAAAGCGCCCCCGCAATCCTACCAAGACCAACGGGAGCGCACCACACAAGGAGGCTTTGCTATTATAGCACGGCCTCCGCAGAATTACAAGGAGGAACATTATAATGATTATCAACGGAAAGAACTATCTGTTACTAGAAAAGCGCGGCTGCAATTTTAATGGTGGCGTCCCGGTCACCACTAAAAGCGACGTTGGCAATTATCGTGTGTGCACGATGGGCGAGACGATCCCCGGCAAAGACGGCCGGAGTTATTTCCTTGAATTCTCCATTTGGCAGAACCGCAGTCAGCCGCGCTATACCAACAAGCGAACCGGCGCACCGCTGAAACACCCCGCGCAAGAGATCATCAACCCCATTGGACTACACATCGACACGCAATACACCGACGAAAGCGGCCAATCTTGGCGCAATCTCAACTTGGAGCAGCGCGTCCACAAACAGAACCCCAGTTACACCACGGCCGAGATCCTCGCCATTGCAAACGAGATCAGCGCGGAACACTACGACGGCATTAAATGGGTTTATTCTTTCCGCGAGACCATCGAGCATGGCGCGAACTTTACGCCGGCCACCATGATTTCCACCTATGCGAAAAGAAACCGCCTGGAAATGGATTCCCGGTTCGGGTCTCTCCTTCTCAGGCTTTACGCCGGAACATATAAATATCTAGCATACGACGTCCGCAGCTTTGGCGGCCGCGATACTGTAACCGTTATTCTTGAGGAGGTCGGCGCGTGATTATCCTTGCAATTCTGTTTTTCCCGCTGCTAGTTCTGGCGGAGCTGCTAAAAATCAGCAAATAATATTCAAGCCGTCCGGGCATTGTCCGGGCGGCTTTTCTTTCTGTCCGCGTCCAGATCAGGCGCGGCGTTGTCCGTTTGCCCTGCCAACGTGGCGGGGCTTTTCTCTTGCTATGCCCTGTAAGGCTCTCAGCGGCTTTTTAAGCGGTTTTTATTCCGGCAATATAAATTAACGTTAACAATCGTTTCCTCCTTAAATTGGGCGCGTATGGACGCCACGCAATGCCGTGCGGCATTTTATGCAGCGTGTTGGGCGCTCAGCGCCCGCCGTTGCCCCTATTCCCGCGCCGTATATGTCAGAGTGGCCCCGCAGCTTTTCGCCCGTCTAAGCGCTTTCCGTGCCCCGTTGTGTTCTGCCCGCTGTTACAGGGTAAAAGCACCACCACCCATGCCGCACCGACTCCGATCAGATTTCCCGCCATGTTTTTGCGTCAGGGCTGAAAATCCCCGCAAGGCTCCCAGCTCGTGAGCCATAGTCGCAAAGTCGCAGCCGAAAATTCCCGTTTCATAGTCGCAGAAAGTCGCCCCGAAAGTCGCAAGACCTCCGGGGCGTTTTCATAGTCGCTATAGTCGCTGGGTCAAAGCCGCTGTTATAGTCGCTCGAGCTTCCGACCGCACACTGGGCAAAAATTCCAAGTCACCGTCATTTGCCGCCCGCTATGGGCAACCACGCTGAATGTTTCCGGTTTGTTCACACACTCTCTGCAAAAGTCGCAGGCGGGTTTCCTAGCACCGCCCTCCATCAGCATCCGGATTTGGGCAACCTCTGTACACATTCGTTCGATGGCGTATTCCGTCGTTTCTCTCATTCCGTTCCACCCTCCGCGTCAATGATAGTCGCACCGCTCCCGCGAACATCTTCCAGATACTTCTGCCGCAGCTTCTCCGGGTCTGCCCGCTCTCCAAGCGGATTATCCGGCTTTAAGACCACTTCCTGCTGGTCTGTGTAGTTCATATTGTTTTTCATCAAAAAAATTCCGGCAACGGGGTTAATCTTGCCATTTTGCATGAAATCCTCCATCTGAGCGTTGATTAAATCCCGCGCTTTTTTGATAGTGTCACGCACAGAGTCGCTTAAATCCCTGCTTCTAGGCTGATTATTGCACCATCTCCACATAGTCATCCTGTCTACACCGAACGCCAAAGCGAACCCTGCGAAAGTCGGCTTCATATCATTCTCAGCGCACAGGCTGAAATAGTCGAAGCACCGTTTCTGCACCGCCTCCAAGCTGTCCATGTCCGGCTTATTCCACTTCATGATGGTCAAGGAATGGTTGATGTACTTTGTGTTGTCGCCGGGTTCCAGGTCAGGCACCTGGTAGGGTTTCTTTTTGAGCTTTTCACCTTCTGCCAAAGTCGTAATCCTCCTTTATTGTTTTAGTAAATTTATTATATTATTTACCATAACACATACACACTACAAGATATAAGACTTATATATATTTATTATATATAAATTCTTGTTAATAAGATAGGCTCACATTTCTATCAGCGTGAACTTGCGCTTCTTTTTAAGGAACTTCCCCGTGAAGGTTCCGTCCGCCGTCCTGCCGCCGTTCACGAAAATAATGCTGTCCTCCATGCGGCCAATATAGACTTGATATTCCTTCCCGTCCACCTTCAAGGTCCCTGTATACTGGTCCTCATCAAAGTCAGTGCTGCACCACCGTTGTATTTCGTCCCGCAAAACGGCGCATGCAGCCTGTGATGACAGCCCCGCAGTTTATACATTTCATCTTTGCTCCCTCCTCACACCGACACCAATTCCAGATTTACCCGCAGCGTCGGCTCTGATCGTAAGATGCGGACACTTCTGTCTCCCAGAGTAGTTGCATCCACTGTCTCGCATGATGCTTCCACGTTGATGTCTCCCACATACATCTTGGCCGTGAATTCCCTGCCACGGTATCTCATTTTCACGTCGCAGACCTTTCCGGGCTCAAAGTCGATGATGTTCAGCAGCGTATAGCCGCAGTATTCGCATTTGCATCCCTCTATGGGGGCACCGCAATTTGGGCAGTTCATCGTCCCTTCCACCGTCCTTCCTTGTAGTCGTACTCCCGCAGGCAGTCGTAGCGCTCCCGGAACGGGTAGAACTTCTCGCCGTTTCCCTTGTATGCCTCCTGTAGAGCCTTATCCAGCTGTTCCTGATACCAGTCCGATTCATCCATTGGCAGAAAAGCCGGGCGGAAATACTGCATATAGTCGTTGACTTTCCGCAGGACTTTCAAGATTCTGGTTCCGCTGAATGTATCCTTTCCCATGATTTCCGGGTCTCGCAAGGCCAGGGAGATATAGTCGCACATTTGCTGTGTTCCGAGGCCCCAACCATCGTTGAAGCACTGCCGCTGAACAGCCTCCTGCTTGGCAAGATACGCATTTTGTTTTGCCATATGCTTTTCCTTTCTTTTCTTAGTAAATCCCTGTATAGAACTATAACAACATACACACAAGATATAAAATTATATTATATATACTATACAGGGATAAAGCTATAATATTAAATTCCGTCTCCTGTTTTTCGTTTTCTTTCTCCTTTCTGTACAATCCTTCCCAGGCGGGCACGGCCGCTTTCCCCCGCGGACGAATATGTAATTGCAGCACCGGCTGCCCTCGTAGTATCCGAAGAAATACCGGCACCCGACGCAGTACTTCCTGCTATCCTTGTACTCCATGTTGCCCCCTAGAGAACAGGAAAACTCCCAATCCCGCCGAGCATCCCGGTTTCTTGGCATATCATAAGCAGCTTTGTCTGCGCCATCATCCGAATTTCAGCCGGTGCCCGTTCCGCTGCCGTGTGCAAGACGGAAATACACTCAATCCCCTTTCCCTTGTCCACAGACAGCACATAGGACGTCGCAGATACCGCAGAGGCGAACCACTCCGGGACGTTGCCGTAGGCGTATTTCGCAAACATCCTCCGGATAACCTTTTCCGGTTCAGATTCCTCCTGCTCTACTGTGGGGATCTCCCATTCCCCGGACTTGGCGACATCTTTCACTGTTTCGGTCAATTTTTTTGCAAGCATCTCGCGTGCAGTCTTCATGAGCAACGCATCATCAAATTTGAAATCCTGTTCTGCCATTATTCATGTACCTCCAATTCCTTATTTTTCCTATCGTGGTATCTCCTTTTAGCGGCTCTCTGGGCGTGGGCTTTCTGGCATTCTAAGCTGCAATAGATTTTCTGCTTGATTTTTCCCTGCGTGAATTTCTTCCCGCATTGGGGGCAGATTTTAGAAATGCCCTGAGAGGCTTCCACGTCCTCCACATCGGTCTGAATTGGCGGGTGGTATCCGTGCATTGCCATGTACTTGCCGTAGCTCGTCCCGGCCTTCTGGGCGGCTATGGAGCACAGGGTGATATAGTCCGGTTTCTTGCTCATGGTTCTCAC